AAGCCACTTGCGGGTCAATGGTGTCGGATCGTAATCTAACCACATCTTACCGCGAGCACAAGATTCGAGTGCTTTCTGGGTCATACCCTCAGTCTTGCCTGCCCAGAATGCTTCTTTCTCCCAGGGAATAGCGTGAGGCATATCCCTGTATGCACTCTTTGCCATATCTTGCCAGATCTTAGGGACATCTTCTTCGTTATGGATAATAGCAATCAAGTTATTATTGATGCTACCTGCCATACAATCTTGAGCAGCGTGCCAACCTTCGTGGCGGACAACACTCATTAAGACGTGTGGACGATGAACGAAAGTTTTGTTGAGATAAAAATGATTACTAACAGTATGATAAACACCGCGATGTCCTACGGGAAAATACTTTTCATCAGCAAGATGAACATCAACGCCAATAACACTAAAGGCTTGCATAATCTTATCGAACTCATCAGCAACTGGATTCCAGTTTGAGTCGGGGAATGCAGAGCGTAGATCATCAGAAGAAGTGATTTTTTCTACACCCTCAGTACACTCCTTAAGAAGCATACAACCCATAGCATCCATCGTGAAGAAACCTTTGGATGGCTTTGCTTCTACCATTGCTCCGTGAAGGCACCCAAGTAGAGCGCCACCAATGATTGCTTCAGTCAGTCGATTCATTGTCTTGAAGTTGATGAACAATTTCACGCATCAGTTCTCTAATTCTAATGATGCGTACGGGACAAGATTTAATGTCCGTGGTATAAATTTTTTGCTCAGCATCCATAAGGGTAAGCAGAGCATCTGCCATCTCAGCAGAGAGTTCGATCTTTACACTATCGCTCACAGGTCACCTTCCTTCCGATTCTCAGAGAAATAAACATCAAATGTACCATCAGGATAACGAGACATCAGTTTCACCATATTCTGTGTAAGAACGGTGTTCAGATCAATGTCAAGTGCCATACAGGCTTGTGCCATATACCACATAACATCGCCCATCTCCTTGATCATATGGAGTTTAACATCAGAGTTAAGTTCCTTTCCTTGGAAAGCAATCTTCTTAACAAGTTCTGTAAACTCTCCACCCTCTGCAGAGATACCAACAGCTGCAGTCAAGAGACGAGCAATGTTTACATTCTTCTCATTGAGGTCTTCGATGCGCTTAATAAACTCATCGTTAGTTTGAGAAGGAAAACTAGTTACGGCATTAACAAACTCAGCATACTTGTTATAGTCTACTTGACGAGTTTCAGTTTCAGTGGTCATACTACAAAGTCAGAAAATTTAGATTGGGATTCTTTAGAGAAGTCAGGTTGGAAATCCATCTGCTTCGCTGTCGCTTCGGCGTCTTCGGTTTGCTCAACATCATACAGCTTCATCTTCGCTCTGTCAACACCGACCACAAATCGCCTGTATGATGTCAGGTCATTGTACCTGTTCTTGAGTTGCTTGACCATAATCTGGTTCTGTTGTTCAAGCTCCTCAGTGCTAATAAGAGCAAACATAAAATCTGCAGTAGCGGGTAGACCAAAAGACTCAGAAGTGTCGGTAAGATCAACGTCGCTATTGCCAAAACCAGACCTAGTAGTCTGAGTAGCAGATACGATTGGTAGATCAAACTCGACAGCCAAGCCGCGAAGTTCTTCTGCAATCGCTTTAACGTACGTGTAAGAGTTGACGATGGCACCTTTATATCTCGATGATGCACAAATGTTCAGATAATCGATAAAGATAATATCTGGTGAGAAGGACTTCTTCAGTGCCAAATCATTGAGCAAGGCACGGAAGTGACCAGCGTGTGCTGACGCTGTTGGGTACTCTTTGATGATGAGTTTGCCTTCTGTCTTACGTGCAAGGTCAGCCACCTTGGATTCAAAGATCATCCTGGGCAGTTCAGGAATGTCTTTGATGTTTACGTTGAGAAGATTCGCGTCGATACGCTCTGCAATCTTCTCCTCAGACATCTCACAGGTTATGTATAGGACGTTCTTACCCATCGAAAGGCAGGATGCTGCCTGGTGACACATAAACATACTCTTACCCACTCCAGTGCCCGCCAGGGCGACGTTGAGGGTCTTGTTAGGGATGCCACCCTTGGTGATCTTGTTAAAGAACTCCAAGTCATATGGGATCTTCTCCTCTTCTGTCGTATAGAAGTCGAAGCGTTCCTTGTAATCTGTGAGATAGTCGTGACCAATGTGGTCATCGAAGGAAACCGCCAGGGCTTCCTTCAGAATGTCAGGGATAGAATCACGGGACTTCTTCTCGTCCTTATCGTCTCCGTCTGCCAGACGAATAGATTCCATCAGTGCCAGGTAAATGGCACGATCTTTACACCACTTCTCAGTGGCGTCTGTCAACCATTCTTTCGTAGGATCTTCTTTTACATCCGTGAAAGATTGACAGATACTTCGGACTTCACCAAACGTCTGATCAGAAACGTCTGTCCGTCGTTCGATCTCAATAAGAACAACCTCCTCGGTCGGGAGACGGTCATACTTATCAGCGAATTTTCTGATCTCTTCAAAAATGACTTTTTCATTTAGTTCTTCATAATAATCAGATTTAATAAAAGGCAAGACCTTGCGGTAAAACTCTTCATTTCTAAAGAGGTTCCGCAAGATCGTGCGCTCGATGCGTTCATTCATTACCGTACTTGAACTCCTTTGCTGCGGCTTCATCCAAAGCTTGCATCACATCTTCGGTAAAGTATTTTTCAGGATCAGCAAGAATCTGTTTAGGATAAACAGACTTATCACCCACCTTATAACGATTGCCGACCCGCTCAAAGACTCCGTACTGTTCACCCAGTTCCAGTAGTCCGAAGTAACGGTCAAGACCACGTTCGTCATAGAATAGTCGCGTTTTTACTTTACTGTTTTCTTTCGTGAAGCGAGACTTACGATTCGTGGCAGTAATGATATTGCCAACAACTTCGGTACCGTCTTTTTCCTTCGCCTTCGATAAGAAAATAATGTTAGAAGCAGCGTACTTGAGACCTGTTCCACCACTCATCTCCTTCATAGGGACATAAGCACCCACAACCTCATAGGTGTGGTTGGTAACTAGCAGGGGTATATTCGCTCGACCTAGATTTAATGTCAGGACACGGAAGATAGACTTAACCACTTGGGCTCGTGTCATATCTCGTGTGTCTTTTCCTGCTGCGGAGTCTTCCATCTCCTTAGAGGTGGATAAGTTACCCAGACTATCTAGGACCATTAGCAAGGGAGGTCTGTCAGCTTCCTTGAGTTTTTCGTATTCACTGACAATCTTCATAGCCTGTGTACGAAACTCCTGCACTGTGACTACAGGAACCAGACCGACACGTGCCACGTCAATGTTACGTTCCTCCATCATCTGCTTAGAAATGGCGGACTCAGACTCAAAATAAATGACGTTGCCCTCAGGATTAGACTCAAGAAAATGACGAACAACAGAAAGAGCAAAAAAAGTCTTTCCCGTGCTTGATTCACCAGCGAGAGCTGTAACTTTGTTGGAAGGAATACCTCCATAAATCGACCCGCTAACCAGGGCGTTAAAAATATAAGACCCAGTATCAACGAAAGAAGCAGTGTCACCTGCAGCAATACCATCAGTAACAACTGCAGCGTATTCATTGCCGAGATCCTTGATTACGGAATTCAGAAAAGACATTAGAAAAAATCGAGTAGACTACCTTGGCGTTCAGGCTTCCAACCAATGCATTCTAGCACGTTTCGGATGGGTTCGTAGAACGCTTTCTCAAATTGTTTATCGTGATCCACAAACTTATCAAGCCCAAACTCCCGAGGAACCTCTTGGAAGAATGAGATGACGTTCTCTTGGATCGGATTGGGAACCTTCAGGTAGATGAACTTGATCTTCTCGCCTTCCTGAATACGTGGGTACTTGTTCTCAACCTTGTGCTTTTTAATGTAGTGGTTGTATAGCAACGATCCCCTGACGTGGATAGGGCAACCCTTCTTATAGATCTCAAGAGGGTGTGCATAGGTTGGGATGTTGTTACAACCACGAGGGAAAGCAATGTCTGCGAGAGTTGCTTTCCTAGTCTCTTGCTTACACTGATTGATATAGTCAATGACCGTATTGTTATCAGTGGTCATAATCATCTTGTAAGCCTTCTTCAGGCGATCCCTGAAGAACTGTGGAACAGAAGATCGTGCAGTCTCAAGACCCATAATCTTCATCTTAGGTTCTTTATATGCGACACCCTCACTGTTCCACACGTTAAGGATGTATCGTTTCTTAGCAGTCCAGATGCCACGGTCAGCGATGTTCTCTCGCTTCATAAACATCTTCTGATCGTATGCTGATACGTAACTAGCAAGTTCCTGGTAACTAGAGTCGATGAAGGGCTCTAGTTTCTCTTTACAGATCTTATCCAGAATTTTGACAATGGATTGTTTATCCTTGTTCTTAAAGAACTTCTCAACCAGAGGACCAAGATTCAAATAGATTGAATCAGTGTCAGATGCAATCACATAATCAAAGTACTTATTACGTTCGAGGTAATCATCACCCTCTAACAGTTTGTTCAGATAGATGTTGATCTCGTTTTCGATCCAGCGAATCGAGACTTGACCGCTGAGAGTAATCGCCTCAGCATTAGCCAACTTATAGTAGCGGAAGTATTCGTTTCCGATAGCACCATAGGCAGAGTTGAGTTGAATCTTCCTTGCCATTTGGAAGTTGTTGTATCTGCTAATATCTTTTTGTAAAGAAAGGGACGGGGAC